GGCCCCGGTTGGTGTACCGGGGCCGCTGATGCGCGCTGCGAAGGTGTGGGGCGCGCTGCCGTGACGCTCACTGTACAGGGTGCCAGCACCCTTCGCCGTCCTGCATCACCAGGCCGTCGTTCGCCAGCCGGTCCAGCGACCGCTTCACGGTCTGCTTATGGACCCCGAGCAGCCGCGACAGATCGGACAGCGTGACGCACGGCGAACCGCGCAGAGCGTCCATGATCTGGTCATCGCGGTCGGCCGCCGCGACGCGGGTCGGACCGCTGTCCACCTGCTGTATGTCGGCGCCCAGGATGACGGTAGGCGTGTCGTCCGCCGGTCCCGACTGCGGCAGAAGTTCGGTCCACGGGTCGGCGACCGGCGCGCTGGGCGCCGCTTCCAGCTGCTGGCGTGCCTTCACGTCGGCCGCCGTGGCGCCGGTGGACGACACGCGCCGCGACCAGATCGGACGGTCCGGCAGCCCGATGACGTCCTTCGGGGACATGGCCCGCATCTTGAGCATCTGCGGAACCGACTTCGGGCCCAGTTCCTGGTTCCGGAAGAGCGCGAAGCCGGGCATGGGCAGTTCGTTGGCCTTCCAGCCCTTTTCGATGGCGTCGTTGCCGAAGACGACCTGCGTGTCTGTGGACGTGGCCAGCGCCAGTGACAGCCGGTGCACGAGCTGACCCGCAATCTGGCTGTCCAGGCCGTGGCCTTCGCCGGACAGAGCAGGCTTCTGGGTGCACCACACCAGGATGATTTCCGCTGCCCGGTACTTCCGCGCGATGGTGCGCAGCGTCGACATGATGTCGCTGTAGTCCGAGCGGCCGTCTTCGTCCTTCGGGTACTTCGTCTTGCTGTCGCTGATCAGTTCCCCGCCTTCGTCCACGAAGACGGTGATGCGCGGACGGGTGGCGCTGATCTCGACCACGTCCTTACCGCGCGGGATCTGCTTCAGCCGCTCTTCGCCTTCGGCCGCCAGCTCGTCGCACAGTTCCCGCATGTCGTCCAGCTCACAGGCGATGCGGGCGCGGTGTTCCCAGTTGCGGCCTTCGATGTGCTTCCGGTCGAAGATCACCAGGCGGTGGTCTTCCCACTCGGACGCTTCGGCCATCAGCGGGCGCGCGGACCAGCTCTTGCCGGACCCGCTTGTTCCGGCGAACAGCAGCCGCTTCCCGAGCGGCACCGGGACCGTCTCGCCGGTCACCGTGTTGACCGCCCAGGCGTCGCCCGGCTTCCAGCCCGTCATGCCGACCGCGTCCGCAGCCGACCGGGTGCGCAGCGTCAGCCGTGCGTGGCCGCCCGTCTTGCCTTCGCGCAGTTCCATCCGGGTGCCTTCGCGCAGCCGCAGCGCGGCGCGCAGCTGCGCTTCCCGCTTCAGCAGCGTGGCCAGGTCCATGGTCCCGTTCAGGGTCAGCTTCGCCTGGATGCCCGAGTCCGTCAGCCTGGCGCCTTCGGCAACCAGGACGTCGGCCAGGCCGCGCGGCTCTGCAACGCGGGTCCATTCCTTCGGGTCCAGCCGCCGCAACAGGTCCAGCTCTTCCTGCGACGGCCGCAACGCTTCCAGAGCCGGGTCCGTTGCATCGTCGTCCACGTGTCGCAGCCCGAGCGCAACACCCATCGCGTTCAGCGCGACGGCTGCGACGGACAGGGTGAAGGCGCCGGTCGACATGTACGAGTCGCTGACGGCCGCCCAGACGGTCGTGGGCACCAGGTGCGCGGCGTGGCAGCGGACGGCCAGCTGGGGCAGCGTCATCGGGTAGTTCGCTGCGGCTTCCCGCCGGTCGGCCTTCGCTTCGCTGGCCAGCTGGCGGCTGTCCCGGACGACGACGCGCGCGGCGCGGCGCTCACCGTTCCAGATGTTCCACCAGGCCACTTCGTCACGAGCCTTTTCGAAGGCGCGGCGGTCGCGCCGCAGGTCCCGCATCGCGTCCCGCCGCGCGGTGTTCGCGTCCCGCAGAGCCTTCAGGTTCTCGGGCGTGCGCAGCTCGGTGCGCTCGTCGGCCGCCTGCTTCCAGCGGATGGCCAGCGGCACGAACGGCTGGCCCGCCGCGTCCAGCACGACGTTCAGCGCGTCCCGTCCGTCGGCCAGCCGGTGCTTCAGTGTCTTGCGCTCGTCGCCGCCGACGTCCTTCGTCAGCGGGACGGGGGTGTCGAACAGATCAGTCATCGGACTACCCCTTCCAGGTTCCGTTTACGGCTGTGGCTGGTCACCGGGTGCGTTCGGCGGCAGCCCTGCCAGGCCAGTCTATCACGCCGTTGCCCCAGGTGAACAGACGGCCGTCACAAGGGCTGTCACACGGCCCCGTCACAAGCCGTCACGAGCACGAACCGTGATCCGGTGACAACGCATTTGTGGGGGTTTGTCAGGGGGTGGATAGGGGCTGTGGCCGGTCCGCCGTCACAACCGGGTGACGGCGTCGTACCTGCGGGCGCGGCGGTACATGTTCCGTCAAGCAACTTTTGCCGGGAAAACACCTGGACCAGCTGCCTTAATGGCAGCTGGTCCAGGTTCCGTTTCGCCGTCCGTCAGTCGTTCAGGTAGACGATCTGAGAGCAGTACGCGCCGTACCAGGTGCTGTTCGCGTACGTCGGTCCCGGCTGGCCTTCCGGGTGCTCGATGCAGCGGCCCGAGATGGTCACGGACTTGCCGTTCCGGCCCCGGTGGAAGCGGACCTTGTCGACGCGAAACTTCAGCTCGATGAACTGGTCCCGGCCCAGCTTCCTGCGCTCGACCTGGACCGTGCCCGTCATCGCTTCGTACTTCGAGATGTCCGTCATGGTGTCCTGCTTTCCTTCGCTGCGGTTGCTTACAAGGAAGACGCTACAGGACACGAGCGGGAAGCGCAACACCCCGCCAGGAACCTTCCCTGGCGGGGTGCCGTTGCGGTGTTGCGTCGCTGGTCAGTCCAGGTCGGCGACCGTCAGCGGGTGGAAGAGCGACCGGCCGTCGTCGTCGCGGTCGGCCACGGCCAGCTTGCCCCGGTTGACCCAGCTGCGGACGGTGCCGGGTGCCACGCCCTTCAGCGCGGCCACGTCGGCGACGGTCAGCAGCTTCACGGTCGTGTCCGTGGCCACCTGCTCTTCAGCCTCAGCCAGGACACCCTTCACGAAGCCGTACCCGTCGGGGTCGTCCGCACCGAAGCCGGAACCGCTGTGCGGCTCTGTGGCGGCCTGGGACGGCGCGGCGGGCAGCTCGGGGGTGACGGGCGGCGCGGGGACCGCACGCGGCAGCTCAGGCGCCTTCGTGGCCGTCTCGCCGGACAGCACGCGGGCCAGGTTCACGTCCGCACCTTCGCCGATCCGGTACCGCTGCACTTCACCGAGCTGGACGGACATCTGGCTGTCCGTGGCCGCGAACTGCTTCGTCAGCCGCCATACGGCCAGCTCAGAACGCTTCTTCGCCAGGCCGGACCCGTTGGCCGCGCGGTTCGCGTGCCACAGCAGCAGTCCCGAACGGCGCTGCTGCTCGATGTCCACACCGGTCTGGAAGGCGACGATGCGGCGCGCGACCAGGGTCACGCCTTCGCCGGACACCGTCATGGCCAGCGGCGCGGCCACCATGACCACCTTCATCTTCAGGTCGTCGGCCAGGATGCCACCGGCCACGGACGCGACGGCGGGCAGCGCCCACAGCGCGAACCGCGCGGGTGCCGGGGTGTGCTGGCCCAGCAGGGTCAGCGCCAGCATCACGAGCGCGGCCACCAGCGTGGCGCCTTCGCCAGCGGCGACGATGGACAGAGCGGCCGACGCACCGCCGTCCAGGATGTTGCGGAAGTTGAAGAACGACGCGACACCCCCCGCGATGCCCGTTGCGGCCATCGGTACCGACGCCATGATCAGGACCACCTTCTGGCCCTTCGTCAGCTTCACCATGATCAGTTCCTCTTCCTTGTTCCGGTGGTGGGACCGGCGGCCGGTGCCGCCGGTCGGTGTTGCAGCGTTGCGGCTGGTCAGCGGGTGCGACGGCCAGCGGTCAGCTTCAGCGCGACGGCCAGAGCGGCAGCCAGCGCCAGGCCGAAGGTCGGACCGCCGGGGGCGGTCGTTCCCTGGCCGATGATCAGAACCACACCGGCGACGGCCGCCCAGCACAGCGCGCGGAACACCTGGCGCGCGTCCGGAAGAACCTGCGTCAGCTTCGCGGCCTTGCCGGTCACCAGCAGGTACATGGCGTACGCGACGAGCGCGGCCGGTCCCGCGTGGCCGTTGGCCGCCGCGATGACCAGGCCGCCCGCGATGACGGCGACGACGAGAACCCCGCGCTGCGACAGGCGCACCGGGCGCGCGGCGGGGGTGGTTCGACGGGCGGTGCTGCGGCTGTTGCGGGTGGCGTTGCGGGCCATCTCGATCAGTCCCTTCGCGGTTGGTGGGCCGGACGGCCGGGCCGATTCACCGGCCGCCCGTTCCCCTTGCTGCCCTTTCAGTATGGCATACCTGCGGTGGCGATGCAACACCACGCGACAGGTTGACGGGGACGGCGTCGCACCCCGTGCAACACCCCGCGTTGCGCTGGGCTGTTGCGGCTGTCGCGGTGTCGCGTTGCGTGCGACGGCTGACGCACCGGGACCCCGTCGCAGCGTTGCGACGGGGTCCCAGGCTGTTGCGGGTCAGATCAGGACCAGGTCCCCTTCGCCGTTGATGACGGCCGTCCCGCTGTCGTACAGAGCCTTCATGTGCTTGATCGGGCCGGACAGCACCCGAGTCGTCTCGTCCATCGTCACGCCCGACGGCAGAGCGATGGCGGTGACCGCCGGTGCGTCGTCCAGCAGGTCACCCATGAACTCGGCGTACTCTGCCTGGTCGGCTGCTTCGTACTCTTCGAGCGTCGGGACGGCCGCCAGCTCGTCCAGCTCGATCTGCGCCAGCGCGGCCCGCTCACAGTTCTTGCACAGGCGACGGCCGCCCAGGCTTCGAGCGGCGGCCAGCGCGTCGGCGGCCGTGGCGTGAGTCTTGCCGGACCGGGCCAGGGTCGAGCGGGTCACGGCGCCGCAGGTGTTCATGGTGAACTCGTCCGTGGACTTCAGCGCGAAGCCGGTGATGTGGTTCGTGGTCCGGTTGTAGTGGATGCCGTACTGGTTCATGGTGTCCTGCTTTCCTTCGCTGCGGTTGCTTACAAGGGCGACTGTACATGACGGCGCGTTGCACTGCAACACCCCGACGGAAACGGGCCCTGTCGCAGCTGCGACAGGGCCCGTGACCTGCTCGTTCAGTTCTGGTGCTTCGAGCAGCGGTCCGTTCCGAACGACTTCATGCGACGGCAGTTGCGGCCGGTCGTGGTCGGTGCGTTGCACCAGTTGCGGGGGTCGTGGCCGGGACAGAACGCGCCGTCCTTCGAAGCGTTGATGCAGCCGAAGCCCTTCGACGTCGTGGCCGCGCAGAGCGCGCCGGACGCGGCCATCAGACGGCCTTCGCGGGCGCGTACCGGCCGGTGCCGTTCGCGTGGTCCAGCGCGTTGTGGAACAGCGCGTGGCCGACCGTTCCCGGCTTCGCCGACGGTCCGGCGGTGCGGGTGGCGCCGAAACGCTCACCGTTGCGCACGGACCAGTACGTCACGTACGCGGTCGGCTTCCAGTCCTTCGGGGCGCCCGCGTGGACCGGGCGGTCCGCCGGGGTGAGCGCGGCCAGGACGTAGTCCTTGCCCTTGACGGTGACCACGCGGCCGGTGACGTCGCCGTCCTGGCGACGGTAGATGACGGCCGTCGGCTCGACCGGCGCGGCCTGCTCGGGCTTCGGCTCGACCGGCGCGTTGATCAGCTTCAGGACGACCACTTCGCCGGTCCGGTAGACGATGTGGAAGTCTGTCCGGCTGATGGACGACATCCGAAGGACCGTCTTGCGACGGTCGCCGATCATGCAGCTGTTGATCTCGTCCATCCCTTCCTTCTGGCTGATGATCGTGCTGCCCGACTCGATGCCTTCGCCGGTCCGGCCGCTCGTCGTCCGCTCGTACACCTTGTTCATGATCCTGATTCCTTCCGGTCGGTTGCTCTGTGACCAGTATGCACGACTGCGCCAGACAATGCAACACCGCCCCGGAAAGAGATCCGGGGCGGTGCGCTCGGTGCGGTGTCAGCTGGCGTCCAGGTCCACACCCAGGTACTTGCGGACGTCCCCCTTGATGTTGCGGATGACCCGCTGGTCCGACGGCGTCCGGGACATGGTGATCGGCTGGTGGCCCGGACGGCTGACCCGCCAGTGGCCGGACGTCGTCAGCTTCGCGGCACAGCCATGGTCCCGCTTCAGCCGGTCCACGATCGTTTCCACGTCGCGCTTCAGGCTGGCCATCACCGATCACCCTGCCGACGCTGCGCGGTGATCACGACGACGCGTGTCGCGCGCCGGTGCTCGATCAGCCGGACGAGCAGGACGACGTTCAGCGCGAACAGGCCAGCGGACAGCTGGGTCGGGACGTAGTCCAGGAACAGGTCCGTCAGGCTGACGGCGCCCAGCAGGTACAGGGTCGCGACGTACGCGCGACGCTGGCCGCAGGTCATCTCTCGGTTCCGCATGGTGTGTTCCTTCCGGTCGGTTGCTGTAGTGCCAACGTACACGCCCCAGGGTTGACGTGCAACCCTGGGGCGGGAACTTCTTCGGCCGGTCAAACGGCGACGGCCGCCGCGATGATGTCCGCGTGGTCGAAGGCCAGCGGCGGCAGCTCGTCCAGCGACGCGTACACACCGGCCTCTTCCGCCAGCTCACGAGCACCGGCCGCGCGGCTCGTCTCGCCCCGGTCGACGTGGCCGCCGGGCAGCGCCCACATGCCCGCGAACGGGTCCCAGCCGCGCTTGATCAGCAGGACGTACCCGTCCGTCGTGGTGACCACCACGTCCGCCGTGTACTTGATCGTCTCGTCGCGGTCGCTCATAGTGCGTTCCTTCCGGTCGGTTGCTGTACATACGACAGTACCCGCCCAGCGGTGCGGTTGCAACCACTGGGCGGGTACTGATTCTCAGGCGCCGCCGGGCAGCGTCACCTGGCCGCTCGGGCGCAGCTCGGACACCAGGTTGTCCAGCCACTCGGGAAGGTCCCGGTCCGTCTGCACGTCGCGCGTACGGCCGCCGTACCAGTGCGCGGTGTGGCGTTCCTTCCCCAGCCGCTGCTGGCCGTCAGGACCGGCCTTCAGGACCCGCTGGCCGCTGACGCTGACGTCTGCCGCGACCCACCAGCCGCGATGCTGGCCGGGTCCGAACACGAACTTGATCGAGACGTGGTCCGGCTGGATGTCTCGGGACAGGTAGCTGGCGGGCAGCTCGGGCGCACCGGTCAGCTTCACGCGGACGGTCGCTTCGGTGTGGCTGCTGACGTCGGTTACGTCGATCATGAGTGCTAGGTTCCTTCCTGGGACGGGGACCGGCGGGCAGCCGGTCCCCGTTGGGGGTTGTGGGTCAGTGCTTGATCAGGTCGCTGGTGAAGGGGCGGTTCCGGCGGCCGGTGCCACGGTTGTGCGGGTACTCGTCCCAGGTCACGTCGACCCACGTACGGCCGTAGTTCGCGTGGTCGGGGTCGGTCACCACACCCCAGCTGACCCCGTTCACGGTGCCCATGCAGGTGACGCCGTAGCTGTCCACGCCCTGCACGCGGGTGCCCTTCGGCCACTGGGTGGCCGCCTCTTCCATCCGGCCGGTGATCCACGCGTGTTCCAGGATGACGTCCTGGGCGGCCGTGGCCGCGATCGTCACCGTGGCGCCCATGTAGCGGTCGCTGCCCGGCTGGCCGATGCCGGGGCCGGACAGGTACCAGCCGACCATCCGCGCGCGGCCACGGTAGGCACGCAGCGTGTACCTGGGGCTGTTCCGGGTGTTCTGGAAGAACCAGGTCTGGCCCGCCTCTTCGCACGCCCAGGTGAGGCTGCCGAACGGCTTCTGTGCCAGGCCGTCGTACGGGTGTGCGTCCGGCTTCGGTGCGGCGGGCGCCTTCGGCTGCTCGAAGGCCGGACGCGCGGCGCCCAGCTTCAGCTTCGGGAAGCGCTGATCGAACGCGGCCACGGCCGCCGTCGCCTCTTCGACGGTCGCCGGACGCTGCGGGGTGATCTGCGCGCCGCCCACGATGCGGTGACCCAGCTGGTGCGCGGTCCGGCGGCTTGTCGCAGACAAGGCAGGCTGGCCCTTGTCGGCCGTGGCGACCGGCGCCGCGTCACGGGTGCGCTGGCCGTAGTTGGCAATCCAGGTCCACATACGGCCACCGGCCGTGAAGTGGATCGAGACGCGGAAGCTGTTCCCCTGCTCGGCGGACAGCCGCTCGATCTCGTCGGCGTGGTCGGCCACGGCCTGGTCCGCTTCCTTCGTCAGCGCGGCCACGTACGTGCCGATGCGCTCACGGTCGGCGCCACGGCCCCGGTATTCGCCACGGACGCGGAAGTCGTGACCCTGCTTCAGGCCCAGCTGGCGCAGGATGCGGGCGATGATCGTGGACGGACGGGTGTAGGACATGGTCCCTGCTTTCCTCGCGGTCGGTTGCTCTGTGACCAGTATGCACGACTGCGCCAGACAATGCAACACCCCGCCGGGAATCAGTCCCGGCGGGGTGTTGTCGCAGGTCAGACGGTCACAGATGCTTGTCCGAGTTCGGGACCGACCGGCCGTCGCGCGGCTCGTCGTTCATCCGGCCCCACTTCGACAGAGCACCCCAGACGGCCACGGCCATGGCGGGCCACCAGACGAACCAGGGGATGTCGATCACGTCGAAGACGTCCAGCACGACCAGCAGCAGTACGGCGAAGTACGCCAGCGACCAGCCGGACAGGTTCCAGGTGCGGTTCATGTTCGATTCCTTCCGATGGGTTGTACGGTACGGGCAACCGCGCCGATCACAGCGGCAGACGACGCGGAAGTTTGGGTGGTCAGGCACGGTGGTGGCCGCGCACCTTGTGGTACGTCCAGCTGGCCCACCACCGGATGGAACGGCGATTGCGGTCCAGCAGGACGACGGCCAGCGTTACCAGCGCGGTGACGAGCCAACCGGGCATCAGTCGCTCACCAGCTCGGGCCACTCGACCGCGTCCAGGCTGGCACGGTGCGGCAGACACAGCGCCAGGTCCACGTCTTCGGCCGTCTGGCCCTTCGGCAGCAGCGGGTGGCCCGCGCGGTCGTACCCCATGGCGGCCAGCGCGTACGCGTCGGCCATGTCGTACCGGCCGTCCTTCACCAGGTGACCGGCCAGGTTCGTGCCGTGGCGCGTGTCGATGGCGGCCACCATCTGCTGCTTCGTGGCCTTGCCGGACCCGGTGGTGTACAGCTTCAGGGTCGTCGGCGGAACGAGCGCGTACGGGACGCCCAGGCGCCACAGCCGGTGACGCACCATGACGCGCAGCGCGGACAGCTCTTCGTGGCCCTTGCCCATGGCTTTGGACCAGGCCGGTGCTTCGATCACAGCCAGGTCCGCGTTCCGGCCCTGGGGAAAGTCGTCCGTCCACTGGGTGGGCGACAGAGCGAAGGACACGACACCCCGGACCAGACGGTCCAGCCGCGCTTCCAGGCACTCGTCAGGGGTCGTCTGGATGGCGTGGACCGACTGGCCGTCGCTGATGCCCGTGGACGTCAGCGACAGGTCCAGTCCGATCACGCGCGGGCGCCCGCTCATACCGCGTACCCGCGCTTCAGCTCGTTCAGCCGTCCGGTCAGCTGGTCGGCGTCGGCCGCAGGCAGCGTCAGGTGGACGTGCCAGCCGACCACGCGGCCGTCCATCGTGGGGTGGATCATCCACGTCCAGCCAGCGTCGAACGCGCGGGCCACGTCGCCGTCCGTGGCGTCGTCGTCCAGGTTCGACAGCGTGACGCAGCTGCCGGTGGCCCGGTCGTACAGGGTGCCCGGTCCGGCCGGTCCGTCCAGGACGAGCGTCAGCAGCGTCTCAGCGGCGCGCAGACCGGCCAGGGCGACCGTCACGCCGTCTTCGTCGGCGCCGACGTTGTGGGTCTGGATGCCGTGCATGTCGAGCGCGCGCGACAGCTCTTCGGCTGAGATGTTGGCCAGGTACTCGGGTGTGGTCCAGTCGCTCGTCATGCTGCCCGCCTCTTCACGGTCGCCGTCCATGGCCTGTCCCTTCTTCGCGGTCGTCGTGGTGGTCAGCTGGCGGTGTGCTGGTTGCGCGCGGTACCGGCCGGACGCCACACCGGCGCCACCTTCGACTTCCGCGCGATGCGCAGCACGTGGTTCCGGTCGATGTCCACGGCCGCCGCGATGGCGGACGGACCCATGATCTTGCTGGCGTAGACCATCGCCACGACCCGGTCCCGCTCGGCGCGCATGACGTTCACGGTACCCGCCGTGCCGCGCTGGGCGCCCGCCGCGTCGGCCAGCCGCTGGACCGCCCGGACGCGCTCGTCGTCGCTCACATCGGCCGCCACGCGGGTCTGCTTCCCCTTCGTGGTGTCGCCGTGCGTCGACCAGACGCTGTCGATGTAGTTCCGGTCACGGCCGATGGCTTCGGCCATCTCGTCCACGGTGATCACGCCCGTCGGGCGCACCGCGACGATGGTCGCGCGCAGCGTCTTCATCGTGTCCGTGGCGTTCCCGGTCGCCTTCGCCAGGTTGTCGCGCACCTGGTTCAGCGCGGCCGTGGCGGTGGCCACGTCCGTAATCGTCGGCTCGTTCGCTACGGTGGTCGCATTCATGATCGTCACTCTCTATCCGGTGGTGCCTGTGCTGTCGTTGCCATCATGGCACAGCTGAAGCCTTGTCGCAACCTTCGCGACAAGGCTTCAGCTGGCGTGACCTGCTCAGCAGCTCACTTCGTCCCGCGCGCCGCGATGACGGCGGCCACGGCTTCCATCAGGTGGTGCGCCGACTGGTCCAGGATGTACGCGCCACCGAGCGGACCGCCCAGGCCGTGGAAGCCGCCGTCACACTCGGACCCGTCGGGCGCGTGCTCGGGGTCGGCGCACTGGCCGCCGCGCTTGCACCCCGTCTTGCCCAGCGCTTCGGCCAGCTTGCGCACCGGCCAGCGGCGGTCGATGAACCAGTGAGTGGCGCCGCTGAAGGCCACGGCCGCCGCGATGCGGGACGGCTTCAGGTCCATCCCCAGCAGCTTGCTGGCCGCGACCAGGGCAACCGCCTGTGCGCCCGCGTAAGAGGCGACGTGGCCCGCCATGGCCTTGTGGCCGTCCAGTCCAGCGTCCGCCTTGTGCAGAGCCTGGTGGCCCGTCTGCGCCCAATGATCGGCCACGTGCGCGGCCATCCGCATGGCGCCCAGCGCGGCGGCTGCGTTTCCGGCGGTGCTCTTCATGGTGTGGTCCCTTCGTTGGTGGGTGTTGCACCATCGTGGCACAGACCCACGCCGATGTCCACGGGTCCGGCGTACCAGTCCAGTTCCGCCAGGAACTTGTCCGATTTCCGCAGGTTGCAGGCTTCATGCGTCGGGCGAAGGTTGTCCTGGCAGTGGGCACCGCCGCGCGCCAGCGGGACGATGTGGTCCACGTCGGTGGCACCAGCAAGCGGCTGACCGCACAGGTAGCAGTCCAGGAAGAACGCATACAGCGACTCGTAACAGACCTTCCCGACCGTGGCCGCAGCCTGGACAGCGCGGCGCCTGGCGCGGTTCTGCTGCGACTGGATGCGGTGGCGTTCGGGGTTCGCAGCGCGCCATGCCGCGCTGCGCTGCGCGCTCGTCTGCTTCCTGTTCTGCTCTGCCTTCCGGTCCACGGCACGCGCCCGCTCGGGGTTCGCCGCACGGTCGGCCACACGAGCAGCCGCGCGGCACAGCTTGCACTGTGCGTGACGCCCTAGTTTCCCGCCGCGCTTCGGGCTGAACTCGTCCAGTGCCTTCGTCTTCCGGCACCCCGTGCACTGCTTCGCGTCGTCCATGAAACCAGTGTACCCGCTGCCCTGGTGCAAGGCAGCGGGTACGAGTCACAGCCCGGTCACGCGGTCGCGTCGGCCGGACGGACGTAGTGACCGAAGCGGCCGTCCAGTACCTTGCTGACCTTCGTGCTGGCCAGCAGGTCGGACGCCTCACCCTTCTTCAGACCGGCGGGCACGTCCACGCCCAGGCGACGCAGCAGACCCATCTGGGCTTCGCTGGCCGGGGTCCGGCGCCAGCTGGCCTTCCGGTTGTTGAAGGTGAAGCCGGTCCTGGCCGCGTACTCTTCCATGGCCACGCGCGCTTCAGCCACCGGCAGCGCACCTTCGTCCAGCCTCTTCACGGGCGCCTTCGGGCTGCTGCCCTGGACGAGTCCCTGGAAGTACCCGTCACCGTCACGGGACGGCAGCAGGAACAGGTTCATGTCCTGGCCGACCGGCAGGAAGCGGATACCGGCCTTCGTGGACAGCCAGGTGTACGAGCTGGCGGCCAGCTCTGCGCCCAGGATGTCGACTTCCACCAGGTTCTTCAGGACGTCGGCGGCCACTTCCTTGTCCGCCAGCTGCGGACCTTCGCCACGGCACGCACAGTCGGGGTTGATGTCGCAGGCACAGGCACCGATGCCGGTACCGTCCAGGTCACCGGGGCAGCCGCACGAGCAGTCTTCCGACCCCGCGCACTTGCAGGTCTTCGACGGACCTTCGTGGTTCTCGATGCACTTGCAGCCGCACTGACGGATGCCGCACTTGCAGCGGTCCGAGCAGCCGCACACCAGGCAGTTGCAATCACAGTTGGGAAGGCAGTCCGATTCCAGGTCGTTCACGCCAGCCAGTGAGTGCTTCAGCGATGCACCGGCGACGTCCAGGACCAGGCAGTCCGACTTCCCGTCGGCCAGCCGCAGGCCACGGCCGACGCACTGGACGTACAGGCCGCCGTTCAGGGTCGGGCGGCCGATGATGACGCAGCTGGTCAGCGGCGCGTCGAAGCCTTCCGTCAACACCATGCAGTTGACCAGTACCTGGCACTCACCCGAGTTGTACCGGGCGTACACAGCCTTCCGGTCGGTGCTGTTCATCTGGCCGGTTACCACGTCGGCGCAGACCCCGAGCGCCAGGAACGCATCCTTCAGCTTTTCGGCGGTGGCCACGTTCGGCATGAACGCGATGGTGGGCCGGTACGGGTACGGTCCGTCCGGGGTGGCGGCCGTGGCCATCCAGGTGTCCGCGATGACGCCGAAGGCTTCGCTGTCTTCCAGCGCAGCCGCCAGGTCACCGGTGTTCAGGTCCCCGCCGGTGACTCGCGTGGTGGCCAGGTTCAGACCCGGAACTTCCACGGACTTCGCGACCGGCGGAACGAGGAATCCACGCTTCACCAGCGCGTGAATCTTGATGTTGTAGGCCACCGAGTCCCAGACTTCCGGCAGTCCGCCGTTCATGCGGGTGAGCGTCGCGGTGAAGCCGACCGTCAGCGTGTTGGCTTCCTTGACGTCGCGGCCGACCGTCTGGCCGTCCACGGCGGGGATGCAGCCGTAATGGGCCAGGACGTCCTTGTACGACTTCGACGCGGCATTGTGGCACTCGTCCACGATCACCATGCCGATGCGGTCGACGGCTTCCCGTCGCTTCGGCCGCGCCAGCGTCTGGACGGACGCCACGACCACGTCCGCGAACTGGTGCGTCTTCTGGCCCCGGCTGCCCTTGACGATGGCCGTCCACAGCGTAGGGTTCTGCAACTTGACCCGCGCTTCCGCCTGTTCCAGCAGCTCTTCGCGGTGGGCCAGAATCAGGATGCGCTTCCCTTCGGCGCGCAGCCGCTCGATGTGGCGGCCGATCATGGCGCAGAAGATCGACGTCTTACCGGCGCCGGTGGCCGCGACGACGACCGGACGGGTGATGCCTTCGGCCCAGGCGCCTTCGACGGCCGCAATGGCGTCTTCCTGGTAGTCACGAAGCACGATCGACACTGGGTGTCCCTTCGGTGGGTGGTGGCTGCCGGGGCATCTGACTGCGCCCCGGTCTTTCGGTGCAACACCAGCATAGCAACCGGGCCAGGGTGATGCAACCCTGGCCCGGAATTCGTTCCGTCAGCTGACCATGAAGAGCGCTTCCAGCTCGTCCGGCCAGGCACACCCCTGCTCGCACCGCTCGAATCGGCGCCCGCAGCCGCAGCGCGGCGCGTACTCGGTGACGTGGCACCGGCGGTACGTCTGCATGACGGCCACGTCGCCGGACCCGGTGCGGACGTAGACCACACTGCCGTCCACGGACCCGTCCGTCCAGGCCACGGTTTCCACCGCACCGTGCTGGCTGAGCTGGAAGCGGTCGCCCATGCCCAGCTGGCTGATGGTCGCGTTGTAGTCGGTGCTGTGCTTCATTCTCAGAGCCTTTCAGGGGTTGGGTGGGGACAGATACCGGGGCGACCGCGAACGGCCGCCCCAGGGCCAGCTAGCAGCCGATCGAGCGCATCCGGCGGCCGTGGCGCTCAAGCATCCGGCCGACCGCGTGAGCGCGCTCGAAGTGGTACGTGTCGCGCGCCAGCTTCAGCGCGCGCTGTCCCTTCAGCTCGAAGACGTCGCCGCACTTCGTCAGCTCGTTCCGGAACATCATCGTGGACGTCTTCATGGACGCGGCACCCTGGCCGAACCACCAGACGATGACCGTCGTGTCCCCGAAGTCGCCCAGGACGATGCCCTTCCTGCGGGCGCCGGTCTTGCCTTCGCGGACCGGGCGGCCCCACACCATGTCACCGGCCTGGACGGCGGCGGTGGTGACCTGGGCGGCGGTGGTGGTGGTGGCGTTCATGGTGTGGTCCCTTCGGTTGGGCCAGCGACTTGCTGACAGAAAGAACAGTACATGAAGCCACGTTGCAATGCAACACCCCACCAGCAACGTGTGTCGCGGTGGGGTGTTGCAGGGTGAAACAGCGGGTCAGACGCAGCCGCCGAAACCCTGGTTGGGACCGTGCGCGTGTCCGTCGTTCAGGAAGCCGCCACAGCCCTGGCAACGTTCACCGTGGCACCGGCGGGCCAGCCGGTCGCCGTGTGTCGGACAGTCAGGGTCGGGCGCCGCACCGACCGAAGCGTCCCCACACGAGCCGTCGCAGCGCGCGACGCGGCAGGTGTTGCAGAGCCAATCCGTCAGCGTGTCCGGGTCACCTTCTTCGGCCGTCACCCAGACGTGGTCGCGCACCGCCGTTGCAGCAGGCTTGCCCAGGATGCCGTGGGCCGGACAGTTCGGGTCGAAGTCGCACGCGGGTACCGCGTCGCCCGGAAGGAACGGGCAGTCCTGCGACGGCTGCGACGCGGCCTGTTGCGGCGCCTGCTCGGGCTGGGTGCCCCAGCGTTGCACCGGGCCGAACGGGGACGCGGCACGGACAGCAGCGTTCATCCGGTCCACTTCCGCCTGCTCGTCCCGCTGCTCGGGGACCGCCTTCATCTGCGACCGGCGACAGTCGGGACACAGCCCGCACGCGTCCAGGTCGGCCGCGTCTACGGCGCCGCAGGACTCGGGCGCATCCGGAACGGTGCGCAGCGTCCGGCCGCCGAAGGTCCGCAGTTCGGTCACGGTGCCAGCGGTGCGCTTCAGCTCGTCCGGCCGCCGGTCGGTGTACGTCCACCCGGTCCCTTCCGGGTGGACGTAGCCAGTCGGGGACGGCCGCGTCCACCGTTCCAGGTCGCAGCCAGGGCTGGACGCTTCCGCCACGGCTTCCTGTGCGTACCGCTGAATGGCTTCGCCGGTCAGGTACCGGGCGTGCGCCGACTCGTCGTCGGGGTCGCTGATGTTCGACTCACCGTCGATGGCCACACCCTTGCCCACAGCGTCGACCATCAGGCCGACCAGCTTGATCAGGTCGTCCGCCATCGCGGTGACCTTGTCCGGGTCGCTGTGGATGTTGCTGGCGACGTCACGAGCGGTCGCCTGAATCTCGTCCCAGCGGTTCATCAGTTCCGTCCCTTCGAGCAGTCCAGCTTGTGGCCGGTGCGGCGCCCGCACTCGGTGCAGTGCTTCAGCAGCGCGGCGCCTTCGTCCACCAGGACGAGCGCACCCGCGCGCTTCACGACGGTCGGGACGGCGCCGTGGCCGCACGACATGCGGTGCGTCGGCGTCGGGCACCCGCAGGTGGACGTCATGCCGTGGACGACCTTCCGGCCGCTGACGGCCAGCGTGCGGCCGATGACGGCGGCCAGCTGCTTCATGCCGTTCGCGGCCTTCGCGGCAGCGGCGGGCACCCCCTTCAGCGCGGCAGCGGCCCGCTGCATGTCGGCGCGGTACCCGTCCAGGTGGTCACCGGCCGCAGCCTTCGCGGACTTCATGGTGGTGAAGCCGTCGCGGTACAGGAAGCGGTCGTCCGGGCCCCAGCCGCGCAGCACCCAGGACCCCTTCTTCGGGCTGTCCACGCAGTAGCGCCAGCCGTCCGCCTCAGCGCGGTACGTGTTGCCGACGCTGCCCCACTCGTTCTTCCCGGTCCAGCTCAGCGGCTGTGCGCTGGCGGTGATCGTGTCGTTCGCGGTGTTGGTCATGGGGCAACCATACCCCATATCGCTGCGCCATGGTGGCAACACACCGGCACTTTACGGACCCTTTACTGTCCGACTCGCCCGGTATGTGACGAATGCCCGAATCTGAAACGCGGGACTTCCCGAGTTTCCCGCGAAACGCGGGAAGGGCATCCGCCCAGGTCAGCGGCCGTATAGTGCCTGATGGTCCCGCGTTCCCGCGCTGGAACCG